GCGCTATTTAGGTTAACCGCGAAGAGTTCATTGGTGGCCGGTGGTATAAAGTCCATTCGACCATGAGCTCTCTTGGACGTGATAGTCCAACCAGCAACTCGCTACGTAGCGACTTGCAAAAGTTAGAGGCAAGGATTGCCCTCGTTAAGCAAAACCAATCCCCCCATGACACCACTGGGGAGCTCGCCCACATCAGAAAGCAGGAGCTATGTAGGATGGGGCTTGAGAAATCCAAGTTGGAGAGACAACTCATCTTGGTGGAGGCAGCCGAAAGAAAGGCGGAGGTTGCCACCATACAAATCAAACGCGTTGAACACATCACCACGGCTGGTGTGGCTAATGACGCGTGGGAAGAGGGCGAGCCCAAGACCCCCAGCCCAAAGGTGGTGCCGGCCGACATAAGGGCAATAACGTTGGACCTGGCGGCGGCTCAAGAGGAAAAGGAAAAGGTGGGTGAAACCCATGAGAAAAAGAAAGAAAAAGAGGCCGTGGAAGCGACAGAAAACCCCCCATGTAGTCCCGGACAAACCTATGCAAAACCATGCGCGGAGTGGCAGCTTGAACTTTGCCGCACATACCCACGCATGCAACGCAATAGAGATTGGAGTAGACCCAAAGTCCCGATACCGTGGGGTGTGGAGAAATGTTGCATTATGGATCTACGGGCTGACGCAGCCCCCTATCAAAACGTTAGACATCATCCGATGTTGCACCATATTAGAGGGGAAGCGGAGGCTGTGGCGCTATGGGAAATATTTACCACCCACCCAAATGCCAAGAAAATATTTGAGATAGCACCAGGGTCGGGCTGGAGAAGGCGCATTGCCCAGTATAAGCAAATGGAAAGGCAAGGCATGCAACTGCCGTCCTACGAGTGCATACAACCCGACCTTGGATTCTATGACCAACACCATCTCACTAAGATGACAAGATCCGAAACAGTCACCAGTTTCAAGATGGTGGGTAGACAGACAGTGGCTGAGGCGCGTATTCCCGCAGCCCCAATCATGATGACCAACGTGGCGTATTACCTCAGTGCAGCGGAGTGGGAGAAAATACGTGACAGTGGTTCGAGGAGGGTGGTTATGGTGGTGATGGACATCTCGACTCCGCAGGGTAGTGAGGGCGGCTTAAGCTGGTCAACCATTAACGGGCAGACGATCTTTCGGAGTGACGATGGTGGCAGTTGGGGACAAGACATGAAATGGCATCAACGGCTCCAAACAACCAACCCTTTGACCATGATCTATTCTCGGAGTGTGGGAAATCTGAGCACTCAAGTGTGGGTGTGGATTCCAGACCCCCGGGACAGATTCATTAGCTGGAAGGAGAAGCCCCTCGGCGACTTAACACCGGTGGAACGGTACCCGGAGATACGTAGGGCGAACGAGTATGCCAAAACACTGACAAAGGAAAAGGTCACTTCACCAGTCCACAGGGATGTCAAGGCCACTCTGGGTGAAAAGAAAGAACTTGAGTTGACGCCCAACATCCCAGCTCGTACAACCCGGGCCAATAAAACTTCTCCCGCGCCCCCTAAATTTGACTCCCCGCCCCCTTCGCCCCCGTCACCCTCAACGCCAGTCTTCTCTGCGAAACGCGCCACTAGCAAAGGTGCCGAACCACCCACCACTCCCGGCAAAAAGGAGAAGGCGCAGACCTGCTCACCTATAGTATACGGCTATAAACCAGTGACGCCGCAGTACTCACCAACCCATCCAGAACTCCCCAGCCTACAGCTTCCGAAGGCTCCCACCACCCGTATTGATGAGCTCGAAGCGAAGCTACTCGATCTGACGCGCCGCGTGGAGAAGGGTAAGCAAGAGCGGAAGGAGCTGCGGGCTAAGCTCAAGAAAACAAAGAAGAAGACGGCCAAGCGTTTAAAAGACTACCAAGAGCCACTATGGGCCACGCTTGTTGCTTACTTTTGGTGGGCATATAATTTCTGTGTGACGGCTATATTGGAGTCAGACCTGGGCTTATTGGGCATTGAGTGGTATCACAACGCACAGGGGGCTCGTACATTACGCAGATCACTCAAGATGAGTTGGTTCGAAAACGGGGCGCATAGAAAGTCAACCATGGATAAAACTTTGAAGAGGAGGGTACTGGATCTCGTTCCCCCGTACCTGACACACGAAGAGCAAGAGAAATGGAAGAAGAAGGCACCAAGGGTCGCAAAGCGCCTCCTGAACCTGTTTGTGAGTGACCTCACGGAAGCTGCACGTATGCACTTGATAGCCGGCGTCATGCACGCTTGTAAAACTAATGCTCATGATATGGAACCAGTTATAAGGTTGGTGGATGAAATACGACCAGCGATGCGTGAGGCATGCAAAGGGGAAAATGAGAGCACTTGGGACTGGCGGGACGTTAGAGCGGTGGCCACATTCGTGGCGATGACAACAATGGCGTACTATGTGGCTCGTATACCCTACGCATTGGAGGCGATATTAGTGGGTGCGGCACTCATAGCACCGACAACCGTGAAAATCAAGTTGCTAGCAGTACCCATAGTAGTAAGCCTCTCAATCAGTCTCATGCAAATTCACACCACCTTCTTCCTCACAGTGGTGACCCTTGGTGCAGCCTGCTCGAGCAGACCTGGGCTATACATGTTGTTAGGGTGGGTTGTGGCGTTGGTGGTAGGTAGCTGGACAACAGCTGCGTGGTTAGGTTTTGTGGATCTAAGTGCGCACTATAACTTCCTCAAGTGGGTGCAGGACCTCGACAAAATGTCATCCTCCTATAGAGCAGATAAGGACATGGCGTTTAGCATTATGGTAGAAACCTTTGGGGAGGCCTTCGCAACCATTGTCGACGCGCAGTTGGAAGAGGGAACGTTCTCAGCGGCGGCAACCCTGGTGGGCCTGGCTCCACACTGGTTCAACAGTGCGTTTGGTGAGACACTCATATCAACCGTGGCCATAGGAGGAATCCCTTTCGGAGCTATCTTGAATATCTATATGGACGCACTTTCCTGGGGGCTCAATGTCGGATCCATCGCAGTACACCTAGGCACTTGGGGAATAGTGAGACCAGAGAGTGGTCACGAAACATACTCAGGTTTGATAACTAGCATATGCAGGGCCACCATTCTCCACATGGTATACAATTACTTCGTCACGATAAAGAACTACCCAGTGTCGCTGCTGGTGGTGCTATGTTTCCTATACTGCTACCGCAGACAGGGGGAAATACATTCAGTGATCGCGTGGTGCGTGGCCGCGCTGATACCATTGTCTTTGTACGCACAGACACTCCCAGCCATGTGGTACATGACCACTCCCTACTTGATGATCCCATTTATCATCGCTGTCCCAGTGGGCAAGCGCAGCGTAAATGCCTACGACGATCTTGCCAACCCCGATCCCAGGCGAGGGAATGAAGTGTTGTCAGTCTGCTGCGGGGACAGGGAGGTGGCAGTACGCCCGGGAGCGACGTTAGTGCGGCCAGTAGGATCCTGTAGAACAAGCTCTCCAAGCTATATGAACGTCGGGCCGCGTCTCAGCGGGGCCACAGTAGTAGGACACCTAAGTTGCGTGCACAACCTCGTGGCCGCGCTAACTCGGCGTATGGGCGGCGTGGCAAAGTATTATAAAGACGATCCGGAACAGCTCGCCAGTGACGATGACCCAACCAGTCTACGTATAGCTGAGGTTGAGCGTGAGCTTGGTGGGGAATTCGAGAAGGGAAGCAAGGGAGCGCCATTCATGCGGCCCCCGGTCATCAAAATAACTCGCCAAGAATGGTTGGCCAAGTTCACAAACAGCAAAGCTGCCATGCTAGAGGAGCAGACAATGATGTATGGTGATTGCGGCAAAATGACATATGCGTGCTTCACCAAGCTGGAGAAAATGACATATACGGTGGATCAGGCTCTCTCTGACGATCCAACCAATTGGGGCAGAGGCGAGGAGGGCAGAGGCACAGAATCGCCGCACATCGGTGATCCACGCGGGATCAGCGTACCACACGAAAGTGTCAGAACCACGTGGGGGCCCACAGCTGATTTTTACAACAAGGCCATGATGAACCATTACAATGGACAAGTCCTGTATGCTGCCGGCCTTAAGGCAGATGACATGGCGACCTGGTACAACTGGATAATGTCCAACTATGACTGGGGGGTGGCAATCCAAGGTGACGATGTTGTCATGCTGAAAAAGCGAGACGGCCTATGGGTGGTGGAAAGTACCGACGTAAGTAGGTTCGATATGCATATCAGAATGGCCCACTTACACGCGGCCGCACGCAATATGATTCTTCTCGGGCGGCTCTACAACAATGAGAAGGACATGCGCAAAATGGCCCACTTCAGCATCAGACTGGCCAAGAAAAGGGTTTATAAGGTTCACGTCAAGGGCTCTAGCAGTGGGTCGCTGGTGGTGCGAGGCACGCGAGCATCTGGCGACTTCGACACTATATCTTCGAACTCCTTTGTCAGTATTATGGGGGCTCTTTTAGCAGTCACAAGGGGAATATCACTGAGGGAGGCATTCCACATAATAGGGTTTGTCACCACCGGAAGTGAGGCGCTATGGGAGAGCGGCAAATGGGACTTCCTTCAACGTATAAATTACCCGTGTGCGGGCGGAAGACACCCGGCGCCAAAAATCGGCAGAACAGCCGCCCGCATGTTTTGGACGAGGGACCCGATTAGTAGAAGGAATTGGCCTGGTTACTGCCGCGGCGTCGCCCTAAGTGTTGCGGCCGACTTTGTGCACGTGCCAATAATGCGTGCACTAGTAGCCCGGGTGCTTTACCTCACGGAGGGACATGCCGTTGTCGAGGATTCAGAAAGCAAGGATAGGATGTATAAAATGCAGAGCGTTAAACACAGCGAGATTGATGAATCAGTGTATCCTTTCCTTTTCGACAGATATGGTATCACCAAAGACGACTGCGAGCGGATAGAGAGCAGAATTCGGACACTTGAATGGGATGAGTTCATTGATGATGCTGCCACAGCAGAGGCATGGCGGAAAATCATTAAAGCCGACTTGGAGTAACAATAGTTATGCGACAACTATTGTCAAACTAATAAACGATATTAAGATGCAAGCACAGCATCAAAACACTTCCAAGGGCAACCCTAAGCTCAAGAAACAGGGCAAGAAGAGAGTCAGGCGTCCCGTTCCAAAGAAGGACATACAATTGCGCGTGGAGGCCGCATCTAAAGGCTCCATCCGACGCTCCGATCCTCTCGCAGGCTACCGGGCAATGGCAAACATGATAGTTGATCCCCTCGGATCGGCCCCTGTGTTGTTACCGGACGATACCAAGACAGGAAGAGCGGTGAGGCGCTTCACCAAAACGATTACGATCAAATCCGCAGATGCGGGATGCCAGAATGGGTTCTCTATTCTCGCAACGCCCGAAATTTCCATGCCGGTGTTCTACACAGGTGGCGCTCTACCTGTTCCCCCGGCGGCCCCGGGTAACATCAACGGCACAGGCATTATGGATTTTGATCCAAACTTGGTGGTCTCCAACTCATCAATGAAGGTAACAGACAGTTTGAATAACTTAGCCATGCTCACCACGGTGGCTAAGACACATACTGAGACAGTGCAATGTTTCCAAATTTCACATGCGGCTGGAGCGGCCGACTCACTCAAAATCTACATCTCATGCACTCAGGATTTAGTAACAGAGGGCTTCGGGATTCAAATCTGGTACGCCACAGCAGCGGCAGCGGCATGGACCAAGAGTAACACCCACACTATGAAGAAAGGGGGCAGTGATGACTATGAGTACTCAATTGCGGCGGCATGTGACCATGTCGCCTTTGTGCCAGTATCCGGTTCAAATAGAAGTCACCAAATACATATTGGTATCTTCAGCAATGAGGCGCAGGCGTTCACCACTGCCACGAATGACCATTCCCGCTCCACGGTGCTTCAAACGCTGGATACAGCGGCAGGTGGTAGGGTAACAGCGATTAGCATGTTGTGCACCAACGTGTCGCCACCACTCAACAGGGGCGGTCAAATTGTGATCGGCAGACTACCATCACAAGTGCGGTTCCCGACAGTGGATTCACTGCAGAATGACTACGGTTCTCAAATGGTCTATGTGGGTGCTGCCGAGACGGGCGGATACGCGTGGTGGCTGCCAGCGGAGAGCAAACAGCGCAGTTATCTCGATAGAGCTGAGCTACAACATGAGCTGCTCACCACCAATGTTCTGTACGCAAACGTGAGTGGATGGGGAGCCGACTCGGTTTTCCAGATCAAGGTGACGTACGTGGTGGAGTTCCAAATCAATACACCACTATACGAGAAGCTGGTCCCGCCGTTGTTACAACCCAAGTGGAACCGACTGTTCCAAATGCTGGGTACTCTCCCAGCCTCCTCCTGCAACCCCTCACATGAAGACTTCAAGGAAATTGTGAAATGGGGCGCAGGCAAAGCAGCTAACGCGGTCACGTTTGTTGCCAAGCATTCAGGAGAGCTGCTAGCACTTGCGGAGCTTATAGCTGCGTTAGTGTGATTCTTGACCGGGTATGGGCGCACCCTAAGCTATGCTTTAAAGTTTCGCGCCTGCACGGCGGCGTTTTGATACTTTCCCACCGCCGGAAGTTAATAGGTTCGTACCGCAAAATCGAACGTAGGAAAGCTATGAAGGAC